ATCGAGGTCGATTAATGAGTGAACCTAATCAGGATACTACCCTTAACTATTGGATGGATTGGTTGGACGCACACCGTATTGACTATACTAAGATTCCTAATAAGGATCTAGTTGAATGGATGAATGAGATGGAAGAAGCTGTCGGTGATTACTTTATGGATATGGTTCCCGATGAATGGCTTGATGAAGATGTTCTCGGGGATGATGATGAAGATGAGTGGGAAGAGTTGCCTGATGGTGATGATGACCACGAAGATTAAGAAAGGAACTAAATGTTTTATGGTTTTCTAATGGCTGCTAGTGTTGCTGTACCTTTTGCTTGTCTCTTTGCTTGCGACATTAAGAATCGTAAGCGCATTGTAGACTTGCAGCAGCAGATTCAGTCTCTTAGGTTTACTGTTTCACAGCAAAACGATGAGATGAACTGCCTTAAGAATAGTTCTGAAGCAAAGATTGCTTATAATATTCTTAAGGATAACTGCCGTAAGATGGGTACTTGCCACTTGTTCAAGTAATTAATAGGAAGGGTGGCTGAAAAGTAGATAGAGCGCATGCCTTATAAGCGTGAATATGTGGGTGCAACTCCCGCCCCTTCCATGTATATCCCTGTAGCTCAACTGGATAGAGCAATGACCTTCTAAGTCATAGGCTACAGGTTCGATCCCTGTCAGGGATGTTGTAAGAAATACTGGTACATTTTTATTACGGATTCTATGTATACAGATGGCTTTGACCCATCCAAGGTACATAGAATCTATATGGCACTGTAGTCCAAAGGCAGAGACAGTTGACTCAAAATCAATAAAGTGTGGGTTCGACTCCCACCAGTGCTATTAGGGTTGGTAGCTCAATCGGTAGAGCAGTTGACTTTTAATCAATTGGTTGAGAGTTCAAGTCTCTCCCGACCCATTCCATAGAAAGGATTATAATGGGACTTGATTTGTTTGCACATGGTGTTGATCCTCAAGCGTTTCAGGATCTTCCTAATGTTCTGTGTGGTAGTATGTTTACTGACGGTCAGTCTAGTATTCGTGGTAAAGTTTATGCTAAATTTATCAGCGACATTTGTGATGTTGATGTTTATCAGGAGAAACTTCCCACTAAAGATTTGCAGCGCATCGTAACGCAACTTAGTGTATACTACGCAGGTGCTGCCGATCCTACTAATACTAATGCTGTGTATACTTTACATAAGTCATGGGGTTTTTCTTTGAAAGAAGTCAAAGGATTGCTTGATTGGTTTACAGTTATAAAGGAAAATAATGGACAAGTTATTGGGTGGTGGTAAATGAAACATGATGAAACACTTGAGCGATTCATTGATCACGATGTCTACATTTATTGGGAAGACATTGCAGGATACTCTGACTCATGGATGGAGCGCAATGATATTATTGATATGCGTCCTCACTCTTGCATATCAATTGGTCGTGTTCTTGAGATGACCGAAGAGTATCTCACTCTTGTTGCCACATGGGACGAAGAGAAGACTATTGTCTCCGATGTAAATTGTATTCCACTTGGATGTATTACTAAGATCGTCTTTGTCAATCCACTTATGAATGAAAGGTACAAATGATTAATAACTCGTATACTAAAACTGTTGGAGAACGCCCGGATAACTATAGCATCGTCTCTATCATGGATATTACCTATAAGGATTATCTTGGTATTGAAGATGGCTTTACTTTTAATGTGATTAAGAATGATCATGGTACTATCACTGCTGTCTCGCAGTTTATTACTTACAATGATCTTAAAAACCTTTCAATGATTTCTTGGGAAGCAACTAGTAACTATGAGCGAAGACAGAGAGAAAAGAAAGAAGCGGCTGCTAGAGAAGCAGAAGCACAAGGAACAGGAGAAGATCAAGCCTAAGCTTGATCCCTATAGACGGAGTAAGGTACGCGACAATGATCGTCATGGTCGCTACGAAGATGGCGAAGAAACCTATTAAGGAAACTAATGGCTCACAATATTACCGATACTGATGGCGTAGTCTTTCATAAGGAAGCTGCTTGGCATGGACTTGGTGTTGTTATTCAGAATGATATGAGTCCAACTGAGGCTATGGAGATTGCTGGTCTTAACTGGACTGTCTCTAAGGTTGGCCCTGTGTTTGCTGGTGATGCTCAGTCTGATGAGTACAATGCTATTGTTCGTGATGATACTAACGCTATCTTGTCTATTCAGTCCCCTGATTATCAGGTGATTCAGAATAGCGAAGTGTTTGAGATGGCATACAATCTTGGTGCTGACATTAAGGTTGAGTCTGCTCTCTCAATGAATGGTGGTCGCCGTCTTGTTGTTCTCTGTAAGACGGGAACTATGGATGGTGCAGGAAGTAATGATCCGATTGAGAAGTATATGGCTTTCATTAACAGCCATGATGGTACGCTTGCTAAGTCTGTTATGCCTACCAGTATCCGAATTGTCTGTCAGAATACTTTGAGTATGGCTATGGCAGCGGGTGCTAAGAAGGCTTTCCGTATTACTCATACTGGTGATATCAAGAAGAAGCAGGAAGCTATGGCTGATGCTCTTAAGTTCTACCAGAAGACTGGTAAGTTGTTTGAAGAGAAGGTGTCTGCCCTTGTTAACAAGGAGTTTACCAAGACTGAGATTCAGAAGTTCTGGATGGATGTTTGGGGTATGATTGAGACTCCTATTGTTGCCAATCCGCAGACTGAGGCTGAGTATACTAACTATCTCAAGGCTACTACCACGATTGCTAAGTGGTCTGATACCTTTGATAGTGAGCGCCAGTCTCTTAATAGCACTGCTAATCTGTGGCTTGTTGCTAATGCTGTGACTAAGGAAATGCAGCATCGTATTCCTGCCCGTGGTAAGAAGCCTACCTTTGAGTCGGCTGCTTACAATAACTTGTTGGGTAAGAATCAAGATGCTACCATTGAGGTTATGAAGTATGCTCTTACTTTCGCTTAAGGAGAACACTATGGCTACTAAGAAGACTAAGAAGAAGACTGAGAAAAAGAATGTTGTTGTGGAGGAACTGACTCTTTACAAGACCTTTGCCGATGAGGTTAGTGAGGTTCACTATAACCTTTTCCATCTAAAGGATGATGTTTTTATTGGAGAGGTTAGTAATAAGGAACTGATTGAGCGTCTGTTTGAACTGTGCCATGCACTTGATAAGGCGCTTGATACTATTGAAGTAGTTCAGCATGATGGCTATGAAGACGATTGGGAGTTGGTCACCGCTATTGGTTAAGGAGTAACAATGTGTAAGCGTAATCGTGCTTACTATAGTGACGAGCATGGGTATGTGTGTGACTGTCGAAGAACAGAAGACCCATACGAAATGCTCTGTTGGATTTGTCAAGAATATGTAGACGAACAGGAGGATATACTTGACGAGACTATGGAATCAGATGACGAAGACGGAACAGGAGAAGAGAACAACCCTTCAGATCGTTACTGAAGAGGAGATGCTTGCTCTATCTGAGAATAAGTATTGGGATGCATACAATGCTAATCCCGATGAAGGTATTCCAGAACAGACATTGATTGATGCTTGTGTTATTCATCTTACTCCTTTCTATCAGCAGTGGATTGATACTATCTCAGAGAATAGAAAGACTCCTGAGTGGGCCACGCCTTTGTTTGCAGTAGGTGCTGCAAAGATGGCTGACATTACTATCAGAGCTTTGATTCTTGAGTGGTTCAACTCATCTTTCTGGGAGCGTAAGTATGAGGGAGATCTCTTTCCTCTGCCTACTGCTCAGCATATTGCTCATGTTATATCTGAGATGGTGATTGAGATTGTTGCTTATCAGCAAGCTAAGAAACAATTCCGTGAGGATTGGCTTAAGCAATCTCACTACCAAAAGAAGTGGACTGCTAAGCGATGCAAAGCATTTGCTTATAAGATGGGTACGCTAAACAAGAAGAACTTCAATAGGAAACAACGAGAAGACTTTGGACATCACATGCTGCGTATTGCAGAGATGTCTGAGATTATTCAGCTCAAGAATATTCGCAAGCATACAGGCAAGCGATGGACTGAGCGAGTAGTTGTTACCTTTACTGATGATATTCTTAGCGAGTTGCACAAGCGACATCAAGATGTTATTGCTAAAGCAGCATTGCTTTATCGTCCCATGATTGTTCCACCTATTGAGCACACGCTTACCAGCAGCGGAGGTAATCTTCTCCAGTATGTTCGTAAGCCTGTGGTTCAAAAGTTTAAAGATGTAATGTGGGATGAGAAGGTACAGCAGAATGGTAGTACACCATCACAAACTGTGCTTGATGGTCTTAATGCAATGATGCATACCGAGTGGACTATCAATACTAAAGTACTTGAAGTAATGGAGAACTTGTTTAAGAATAATACACGGGAAGCTAATCTTCCTGCGTATGACTTCTCAGCATTTGACTTTGCTGAAACATATCCTGCTAGTGGTACTAAAGAAGAGCAAGCAAGATGGTGTGCTCAAAAGGAAGAGGCTTATAGTAACTGGTATAAAGAAGAACAGTTGCGTGGTCGTATGCTTGTCAGGCTACAGCTTGCTAAGTATCTGATCCCTCAGAAGTTCTTCTATCATATCTTTACTTGTGACTTTCGTGGTCGTGCTAACTCAGCATGTGATCTACTGTCGCCACAAGCATCTGACTTTGATCGTGGTCTTATTATGTTTGCTGAACCGCGCAAGCAAACCACAACCGGTAAGTACTGGCTACAGGTACATGTCGCTAATCTCTTTGATCAAGACAAAGTTCCTTTTGATCAACGAGCTAAGTGGGTACAAGATAATATGGATATGTTTAGACGAATCAACGATGATCCATA